CCCAAGCGGAGTCAATTACACTTGAAACGCCACGCATCAAACGTGAGGTTAAAGTCATCGTTATCGAATCGGAGGCATGGGCAAAGGCGGTGATTGTTAATTTTATACGTGTATTCCCCGTTGATAAGTTACGTGTAAAGTCATGGAGTAAACTAACACTTGCTCAAATGGCTGAGGCACTCGCTAAGTCTGGAGCGGAATTGCATAATCTTAAAACTGAAGAAATATGCAAGTGAGTAATATCCAGTATTATAGGAACAACTTCGAGGCTTACAATACCATGAAGGGGTACTCATATAGTGGTATAACCAAAGGAGCAGGATTCACACCATCAGCAAAGATGCGCCTTGGTACTGCGGTGCATGAGTATCTCCTTGAACCTGAAAACTACAACCATGAGAATAGGGATATCGTAGTGCCACTTGCCAACGCAGTTAAAGCCGAATTAGGGGCGTTATTGCCATTCTTGGATACTGAGTTATCTGTTTATGCTGAGTTCGAAAATAATGGTCTCATATTGCCTTACAAGGGTAGAGTTGACATGGTAAGAACGGGTAAAATAGTCTTAGATTTAAAGGTCTCACAAGTTCCTCTGCGAAATTCAATAGCATTCTTTGGTTATGGTAACCAAGTAAATGGATACATGGCAGCAACTATGTGTGACTATGGCATGATTATCCGCATTGATCCAAAAACTTCAAAGGTTGAGAAGAAAATGATACCTAAAGACCATTCATGGTGGGAAGATCAGATATCACGTTTAGGAGTTCCAAAAGAAATTTATTAAAACAAATACAATGAGTACACTTTACACAGGCAGCATCTGCGTTTCAGACATTGACAAGTCAAAACTACAACAGTCTAAAAATGGAAAACTTTACCTCCAGATTGATATCTGGATAAACGACCAAGCCGACAACTACGGCAACACTGGTTCAATCTCAATCCGCCAATCTAAAGAAGAAAGAGAAGCCAAGACAAAAAAGACCTATATTGGTAACCTAAAGCCCGTTGAAAAATCCAATAGTGCAGCACCTATAAATGATTTACCTTTTTAGTATGTTCAATCTGTGATTTACCCTCGGTGTTTCTACATCGGGGGATTTTTAACTAATTATTATGAAAGAACGCTACAACGAAGCACACAAAGCATGGTTTCAAGAACAATATCCAAACGCTTGGAAAGATGGACTTTATTCGCCCCCTCCAATGCCGACTATCACCAAGGCAAATGGTTTAACGAAGTATATCACAAACTTCCTGTTCTGGAAAGGTCATCGTGCCACAAGGGTTAATGTACAAGGAAGGATTATAAAGGGTAAATGGATTCCGTCATCTACAAGGAAAGGCACGGCGGATATCTCAGCTACAATAAAAGGCAGATCAGTAATGATAGAAATTAAGGTAGGCTCTGACAGACCAAGACCAGAGCAGATACAAGAGCAGGAAAGAGAGAGGCGTTCAGGCGGAATTTATGAATTCATAAGGACTGCCCATGAGTTTTTGGAACTTTATGATAAAGTTGTAAATTTGTGATTAATCTGGTGAAGTAGAACCCATCAGGTAATAAAAACATTTATGCCCAAAATGGCAGGGAGAGGTTGTAAGCAAACCTCGGTTCTACCCCTGCTGTTTTGGGTTTCTTTTTTTATGCAAGTATGTAAAAAATGCGGAAGTACAAACATCATTTTACAAGATGTTGAATTCAAACAATTTTTTGGATGCTATGATTGTGGGGAACATGGTAAGACTTACGATTATGGTATATGTTGTAAGTCAGAAAATCTAATACATATCATGGTTGAGCAATCAAATGGATCTTGGGTTAGAAAAACCGCTTGTAAGAATTGTAAAATAGTAAAAGGAAAAGCAATCCCAAAGGGTACAGACTACCATACATTGCCACATTTGACAAAAGAAAGACGTGAAGAATACCAAAAAAACCATGATCGTGTTTCTAATCTGTATTACGAAATAGTAAGACAATTTAATGAAGAATTAAAAAGAAGAAATCAACTTGAATGGAAAGCTATTTATGATACCTACATAAAATCTGAAAAGTGGAGGCAGAAAGCTGCAATGGTTAGGAAAAGAGACAATAACATTTGCCAAGCGTGTTTATCTGCTTCTGCACAAGCCGTACACCATTTAAGTTATCGTAATTTAACAAATGAACCACTATTTGAATTGGTATCTGTTTGCCATGCTTGTCATTCCCAAATTCATAACCATTAACTTTACTAACCTATGATAGAACAATATTATAACGATTACGCAGAGTTAGGCTTATTCCCAATTGGTGTTAATTGGGATGCAGATAAGAAATCAACTTACCACCCAGTAGGATGGGAGACGGCAAAAGAACTATTTCCACTACATAATACCCATAACGGGTTAATGGTTAGGATTGATGACGACTACGGATGCCTTGACTTTGACCTAAAGAATACCCAAAATAAGGACATATTTAACCAATGGAAGGCAATTGTAATAAATACAATGCCTGATGTATATAATAAATTATACATTGAAGAAACAAGAAATAAAGGCTACCACGTTTGGTTTAAGTATACAGGGCTAACACATAAAACAGGCATAGCCAAATCTGATGAAGGTGCTGAAGTCATCGCAGTTTACTGCAAACGTAAACTTATTTACACCTATCCTACACCTGGCTATTCTCTTTACCACCAATCAATGGAGGATGTTGGCTATTTGACATCAAAGGAATACCAAAACTTAGTTGAGACAAGTCAGCTTTTCAATGAATATAAACCTAAATACGATCCAAATAAGAAGGCGGTAAATTACCCAATAGAACATCAAGATGTTTTGATGAAATTCGATAAAGTGCTATCTGATGAGAATTTTACTCAGATACTTAATGAGATAGGTCTTGAGCAAGTACATGATTTTAGGTACAAGCAGAAAGATTCTTTTGTTGCATTTAGGCGTAAAGGATCAGAGGCTTTATATTCTGCTAAGGTTTATTATAAAAGCAAAAGAATGATGCTATTCACGGCATCAATGCCAGAATACCCATCATGGCATGACAAAGAAGAATATGAAATTTGGTCTTTGCCTCCATCATTTATATTATTTTATAAGAATAATAGAGACTGGGATACAACTGTTGAAGTATGCAAAATGATTCTTGAAGCACAAGGTGAAGAATTACCAATAGTGCAAAATGAAATAAAATTTCCATTGGATGTATTCCCGAATATTATTGCTAAATCAATACTTGAAGTTTCAGAGGCAAGATCACTCGCTCCTCAATTTGTTGCAACGGCAGGGCTTTGGACAATAAGCAGCCTTGCAGGGGATAGGTATTTTTCTGATTTCAATGGTGACGGCAAAAACATTCTTTTCTGCCTTATGATTGCTCCTGTTTCCGTTGGTAAAACTCCTGCTTATAAAGTAATGTGTGAAACACCATTAAAAAGAATACAAGAAGAAGGTGATAAAAAGTTTAACGAAGAATTAAAGGAATGGACATTAAAAAAATCTAAATCACAAAAAGATAAACAATCTTTTGATGAGCCAAGACCAAAAAGGTACATTCCAATAATTGTGGATGGCACTACTGAAGGCTATATAAGTAAATCTATGCACCAAAAAAACGGGATGGGGGTATACCAAGATGAAGCCGAAACCATTTTAAACGCAGGAGGATACAAGAAAAGCAATGATTCAATATCATTCTTTACTCAGGCTTTCTCTGGTGGCAGGATTACACAAATACGTGCCGATGAGACACTTGAAAGGGTTGTACCTAACTTAAACTTAAATTTATTAATGGGTACACAACCAAGCCGATTGAAAAATATATTTACTGATGATAGGCTTGAAAGTGGTTTTGCATCAAGGTTTTTAATGGTTGATTCCGATTACATTTTATTGAATATTGACGAAGACCCATTCAGTCAAAAAAAGGAGATGTGTACTGAATGGGTTCAGATAGTTGAAGACTTGTATTCCATTGGTTATCAATACAATAACGATGTTTTGGTAAAGCAAAGGATTATGATTACTGAAGAAGGAAAAGATGCTTTTAGGCATTACAATAAACAAATAAAAGGTGAAGCAAATAATAGGATAATAAACAAATCAGAAGGATTTATCATGGGTACAGAGGCTAAAATGTCTGCATACCTGCCACGACTTTGCCAAGTACTTGCAATTATGAACGATATAGTAAATCCAATAATTGATGAGAAAACAGTACACAATGCATACAGATTGTATAGGTACTATGCCGAGAACACAATTAGGATAATTGGTGGATTGATTAATGAAATTAACACAGGATTAAATAAAGAATCACAAAAACTTTATGATCTGCTGCCTGATGAGTTTACATCTAAACAAGCAAAAGAGATATGTAAAATAAATAATTTACCAGAACGTAAGTTTGAAATTAGCATGAAAAAAAAGGATTTCGCAAGTATGTTTAAACAAGAAGGAAGGGGTAGATTTAGCAAAATAGTGCCATAAATGACAAAGTTTTACACCATTTACACTAAGTTTACACCTATTTGGTGTAAAAGCAAACGCAGTCCCACATTGAGTTTGAGCCACTTTTACACCATTTACACTAAAATCTCTATTAATATATATTTATATATATATATATTATATACAAAAATGGTGTAAATGGTGTAAATAACGCTGAAACGCAGTCCCACATTGGTTTTCCTTTTACACTAACATGGTGTAAATGTGGTGTAAATGGTGTAAATGCGGTGTAAAAAAAAATATTTCGCCATAAATATCCAATTCTGATTAATTTTGTTTACAATGGCAAAGAAAGGTTTTTACATACGGCATAATACCAAAGACAATAGCATAATGCTCAATGTCTTTGTAAGCGATTTTAAGGCGTATTTAGACACTTTGCAGTCAGATGATGGTTGGATAAAGCTGAGGATATTTGAGAGGCAAGAAGTGGACTCTAAAGGCTTTACACACGATATGCACGCAATACAAATGAAAACTGGTAATGATGGGTAAGAAAACGATATTACACAATGATTTGAAAAAAGAGGCTTTCATTAAGGCTTTTCAGAATAACTACGGGAACATAACTCAATCCGTTGAGGCTGCGGGTGTTTCAAGGAGTATTTACTATCAATGGGTAAAGGATGATTCTGAATTTGTTTCCAGACTTGAAGCTATTGAACCAAAGGAAATTAAGAAGGACTTTATTGAAACTGCTCTCATGCGAAAAATCCGTGAAGGGGATACGGCTGCCATAATCTTTGCAAGTAAGACTCAACTCAAGGATAGAGGGTATATCGAACGCCAGGAACTGACAGGTGCCGATGGGGATAAACTTGGAGCATTCACAGTAGAAATAATCAATGGGGCAACCGCTGAAAATACAGACAAGTAAAGTTTTCGAAATCCTCAAGGATTCGTCTTCCCGTATCACTGTGATGCAGGGCGGATCACGTAGCGGTAAAACTTACAACATAATCCTGTGGTTTATCATCAAACTCCTTCAGGAACGGGGTAAAACGCTCTCAATTGTGAGGCAGTCACTACCAAGTATTAAGGGTTCGGTATTGCGTGATTTCATTGAAATCCTGCTGAAAATGGGGATTTACGATGAGTCAAACCACAATAAGACCGAGCAGACTTACAACCTCAATGGGAACCTGGTTGAGTTCGTTTCCGTTGACCAACCGCATAAAATACGTGGTAGAAAGAGAACTTACTTATTCATGAACGAGTGTACAGAGATGTCTTATGAGGCATGGGTGCAGTTAACCATGAGAACTGAAGGTAAAATCGTTCTGGATTATAATCCATCAGACATGTATCATTGGGTATTCGATAAAGTCATTCCAAGGGATGATGCAGATTTCTTCATCACCACTTACAAAGACAATCCATTCTTGCCGAAGGAACTCGTTGCGGAGATTGAACGCCTCAAGGATGCTGATGAGAACTACTGGCTCGTCTACGGCTTAGGACAGAAAGGCAATCAGAATGACACAGTTTACACCCATTGGAGGCCAGTGACTAAGATGCCTGAAGGTGAGACGGTATACGGTTTGGACTTTGGATTTAATAACCCATCGGCAATGGTTAAAGTTATATTTTATGATGGTGGCATTTACGCAGAGGAGATGTTGTATGAAACTAAGCTTACCACTAATGACCTTGTAGACCGTATCAAGAATCTTGGCATATCAGCGTATGATGAGATATTCTGCGACTCAGCAGAGCCGAAGACCATTGAGGAACTTGTTAGGAATGGGTTCAATGCCAAGCCATCGAATAAAGATGTCTTTGTAGGTATTCAAAAGATAAAATCTTTACCTTTCTTTGTACTCGACACATCAGCCAATCTCATCAAGGAACTGAAAAACTACAAGTGGAAAACTGATAAGAATGGCAAACGATTAGATGAGCCTGTGAAATTCAACGATCACGCAATTGATGGTCTCAGATATAGTGTGTATACTAAATTAAACGCACCTCAGTTGACCTGGGGTATAATGTAATCATATGGGTATTTTAGATATATTCAAGCGAAAAGGACTCAATCCGAATATCGGAGCGCAGCGTGAAGTTCAGACCGTTAATGGTGTTGTCCTTCAGCCGTACTACTCAGAGGCATACGTGACAGAGGGATACATGGGTAACTCCGATGTTTACTCAATTGTAACTTTCCTTGCACGGAAAGCGGGGTCAATACCTTGGTACGTTTACAAGATGAAGCCAGGGGAGAAGGCAAAGACATCATTAGAGCGTTATAAGCAACTATCTAAAGGTCTTCACAACAAAGGTGCGTTTGAACGTGCTTTGATGGAGAGAAAAAACGCCTATGAGGAAAACATGGTAACAGGAACTCCACTGGCTAAATTATTGGAGAAACCGAATCCACAACAAGCACAAGACCAGTTCTTTCAGAACTTATTCGGTTACCGGATCCTCAGCGGTGAGGGTAATATCTACGGAAACGATGGAAACATAGAGAATGGCAAATTCGTTGAACTGAACATTCTGCCAACTCAATTTCTTGAGATTTACCCTGATCCGAATGATCTTTACGGGTTATTGGGGTATAAGCTGATGGTCGCTCAAGGTATTAACATTCCAAAGGCTAATGTCTGCCATTGGAAGTCTTGGAATCCAGACTTTAACGATGTGACACGCTCACACCTTAGAGGTGTTTCTCCACTTCGTTCAGCGTGGAAACTCTTGAGAATGTCAAATAACGCAGCGGATGCAAGTGCGAAGATGACACAAAATGGAGGAGCGAAGGGTGCGCTCGTTCCGCAGCCTGTGAATAACAACATACCACAGATGACTCCTGAACAGGCATCAATAATCCAACGTGCCATCAATGAGCGAATAAACGGCACTGATAATAAAGGCTCTGTTGGCGTTATGCAATATCCGTACAACTATCTCAACTTTGGGTTGTCATCCATTGACATGGAACTTGTAAAGACTCTTCAGATGACACTGCATCAATGGTGTCGGGTGTTTGGAATGCCTATTGTATTGTTCGATACTGACACTTCATCTTACAACAACTACACCAATGGTATGCGTGATCTTATCACCAACACCATTGCACCGCTTTGTGCGGAGTTGAGGGATGAGTTGAATGCTTGGCTGGTTCCAAGATTCGGTGAAAACGTTTATATAGATTTCGACATATCTGCACTCCCAGAACTCCAAAGCGACATGGAGAAGATGGTTGCTCAACTCAAACAAGCCGATTGGCTGACCTTTGATGAGAAACGTACTGCAATGGGTTATGAAGAAAAGGGAGGTGCTTATTCCTCATCCTATGTAAGCGGAGGCATGATGCCACTTGAGATGTCAATGATGGATTTAACGGTACCTGATGACAATAATGGAAATGGTATATGAGAAATACCCAAAGACACAAGCCGAAAGGACTTGCTTGATAGAAAGGAGGATGATGGATGCGCTAAGGGCATCGTATAAAATAAAGTTAGAAAATGAACGCAAAGCAGCGGAAGGAATACTGGATGAAAACGGAGAGACTCAGAGCAGCTCTTGACAAAAAGTACTTTGAGCAGGTTCAAGAATCTGTTTGGAATACTTTCAAGAGATTCGCTCGTGACATCGAAGTAATCGGCATTGATGCTGCACGTTCACGGCTTGGATTGGATTTGTGGGACAAAGAGATGCTCAAGATATTTGAGGCACTCTATAAAGAATCCGTTTTGCTATTTGGCAATAGTGTTTATAGGGCATTGCGAATTGAATCACAAAAGTCAGAAACATTCGGATTTAATCGTGAGTGGACTGATGTGGTGTTGGAGTTCTTGCTAAAGCAGGGGTTTGTCTTGGTGGCTGATATAACATCAACGACAAAGAAGAAACTCAATGATATAGTGACCAAAGGAATTGAGGAAGGATTAGGAGTTGATGAGATTGTGAAATTGATTCTTTCTGATGAGAACCTCGCTTATTCAGCAATGAGAGCAAGGCGCATAGTCAGAACAGAGGTGATGCGGTCAAGCAACATAGGTGCAATGAAAGGAGCGGAGGCACATGGATTTTATGTAGATAAAGAATGGATATCGGCAAGGGATAAGAGGACAAGGAGAATTCCTGATGATGAATTTGACCACGTGCAGATGGATGGAAAGGTTGTGCCGTTTGAAGAACCATTTACCTCAACGGGTAAAAAGGGTGAGCCTGTAGTGGCGATGCAGCCAGGTGATTTGTCTGCACCTCCAGGATTTACGATTAATTGCCGTTGCACTGTTGGGTTTATTCCTAAACGTGATGCCAATGGAAGATTATTAAGGAAACCAAGATTAAATGAACCTCAAATAATATCATAATGCCGATTTCAAGGTGTGACAACGGGAAATATAGGATAGGTGATGGTGAATGTGTATTCACCTCAAGAGCATCAGCAGAAAGAGCATATGTTGCTTATTTGGCTGAGGAGGAGGATGAGGAATATGATGGCATGAAGGAAGAAACATACAACGATTATCCAGAGGCTGCGACTAATAACGCAAAGAAAGTTCTGAAATGGAGGGAAGAATATGGTGATGAAGTAAAGGGCATGACTGCCGTAGGTTGGAATCGTGCTAACCAATTAGCTAATAAAGAGCGTTTAAGCCGTGCAAGCATAGCCAAAATGGCTGCGTTTGAGAGGCATAGACAGAATGCTGAAGTAGCACCCGAATTTAAAGAAACACCTTGGCGTGATAATGGTCATGTGGCTTGGCTTGGATGGGGCGGTTCAGCAGGAGTAGAATGGGCGCAAAGAAAGTTAAATCAAATAGACAATAAAAAAAGTATGATATACAATTACAAACATCAAAGCATTGATGTCAAAGATATTGATGCCAAACAAGGTATAGTCACAGGCTATTTCTCCGCATTTGGAAATATAGACTCCGATGGTGATATTATGATGCCAGGAGCATTCAAGCGTTCAATCCAAGACTGGGGGCCAGAGGCAAAGGGAAGAGTAAAACATCTGATGAACCATGATCCGAGTAAACCACTTGGTAAAATCATTGAATTAAAAGAAGACGGCTACGGATTGTACTATCGTTCAAAGATAGGCAGTCACAAACTTGGTCAGGACTTCATCAAGATGGTTGAGTCAGACTTAATTAAAGAACATTCAATCGGATTTCGTATTCTGCGTGAGCAAAAGAACGCTGAAGCAAACGAGATACATGAAGTGATGCTATTCGAAGGTTCATCACTCACCGCATGGGGTGCAAATGAGGCAACTCCGATTGTGAATATGAAGTCAATAAATGATTTAGCTGATTATAAAAATCAAATTCGTAATTTTGAGAAGTTTATTCGTGATAGTGATGTCACCGATGAAACGATTGAACTTTGTCTAATAAAAGTCAGACAACTCGCACAGGCGGTTGAAAAAATGAGTACCACGATGGTTACTGAAGAAGAGCCAGAGCAGGGAAAAGAGATAAAAGTGCCAGTGGACTCATTTATAAACATTATAAAAAACATTTAACAATGGAAGAATTAAAAAAATTTGAGGATGCTCTTGCATCCAAACTGGCGGAGCAAAAAGCTGCCGTTTCAGCAGAAAACGAAAAGGCTGCAAAAGCCTTCGAAACACGCATTGAGCAAATCAATGAGCAACTTGTAAAGAACAACCAATCTCTTGAAGAGGCTCGTAAAGAAGCACTGGAAGCTAAAGCAGCATTGGGTAAAATCAACGCTAAGACTGAAAGCAAAGTTGCTACATCTTACGCAGAGCATATTAACGTTATCAAAGGCGAAATTGCTAATGTAATTGAGAAAGGTTATAACGAAATCAAAAATGCTGCACGTACAAATGGTAAGGGTTTCTCAGCAGACCTTGACCTGAAAGCAGTTGGCACTATGACCATTGCAAACAACCTTACTGGTTCTGTTTACACATCTTACGTTGACAATCCTGCACTGCGTTCATTCGTGAACCCACACCTTCGCAGCGTGTTCAACATCATCCCTGTATCAACTGGTTCAGTATCTTTCCCACGTGGTAATACCCCCACGGGAGAAGGCAGTTTTGGCAAACAATCGGAAAATACTGCTAAGCCTCAGGTGGATTATGACGTCACTGTTGTAAACACCGCATTGTCTTTCATCGCAGGATACGCTAAAGTATCTCGCCAGATGATTGATGATCTGCCTTTCCTTCAGGCTTACTTGCAGCAATCTTTAATTGAAGACTTCCAAAGAGCTGAAGATACATATTACCTGAATGCTATTGCATCTTCTGCAACCGCAGGTTCTTCTTCTGGTGCTAACACTGCCGAGAAGTTCATTGATTATCTTGCTCAGTTGGGTGCAGCGAATTGGACTGCTAATCTCGCTTTGATAACTCATGCAGGTTGGGCAGGTCTTCTGAAGACTAAGCCTGCTGACTACTCAGTACCTGGCGGTATGGTTATCGACAACAATGGTAATGTACGTATTGCGGGTGTTCCTGTTATACCTCATAGCCTTGTAACTGCATCAAGAATGTATGTAATGGATACTACTAAGTTCGCCATTGCACAACAATCTGGACTCGCAGTAAGGTCTACTGAGTTCGACCAAGATGACTTCATCAAGAATCTCATCACTTTCCGTTGCGAGGCTCGTTGTGAACTTCTTCAGTTCCAACCAAGCGCAGCAGTTTACGGAGCAATCTAATCCTGTTTCATTCTCATACGGGGGAGGTGTAAAAGCCTTCCCCTATTTTTGTTTTATGCCATATTCATACGATTATTTCAAAGAAGAGTTTTACCACCACATGAAATCTACTTTCCCCGTTGGAATGTATATTTTGGATGTCGGTGCAGGGTCTGGTCAGTATGGTAAAAATCTAAATAGTAAATTTGAGATTGATGCTCTTGAAATCTTCAGACCATATGTTGAAGAGTTTAATTTAAAAACAATTTACGATAACGTAATTATAGGTGATATACGGGAGTTTGATACCAAAGGTTATGATTATGTAATCATGGGTGATATCTTAGAGCATTTGACCTATGATGAAGCCACAGAGGTACTCAATGGGATAAAGTGTAAATATATGTTTGCCGTACCCTATAAAATGAAACAAGGCGAAATAAACGGAAACATACATGAAACGCATCACCAAGATGATTTGACACATGATTTGGTATTGGAAAGATATAAAGATGTTAGATGTCTATTTAGGAATTTAGACTATGGGTATTATGCAAACTATTAAATATGAAAATACTTGCATCGATTCATTTATATCCACCTCAACATAATTGTGGTGCTGAGTATATGCTGCATGGAATACTAAAACACTTACAATCTGAAGGGCATCAGATTAAAATATTACTACATCAAGCGAATCATTATAAAATAACAAATAATTACGTTTTTGATGACATTGATGTATTCCCACCGAATGCAAATGTCATTGATGGCTTAATGAGATGGTCAGATGTAGTATTTACCCATTTGGATTACACACGTTGGACAATTCACACCGCTAAACTTTATCGGAAACCAGTATTTCACCTTATACACAATTCACATCCGTACCCTGAAATTATTGATGCTGAAAATAAGCAGCACATTATTTATAATTCTTTGTGGTTAAAAGACCTATTGAATTACAAATATCCTAATTTTGTATTAACCCCACCTTGCGACTATCGTTTCTACGATACTAATACTGACACTTCTAAGAATAATTACATTACACTAATAAACTTAAACGAAAACAAAGGGGGTAAGGTCTTTGCAGATATTGCCCGTGCGATGCCACATAAACAATTTTTAGGTGTTCTTGGTTCATATGATGAGCAAGTAACCGAAAATCTGCCAAATGTGACATATTTTAAAAATAGTCCGAACATACTTGATGCTTACAAGCAAACTCGAATTTTGCTCATGCCATCGCATTATGAGAGTTGGGGCAGAACGGCAACAGAGGCAATGAGTAGCGGTATTCCTGTGATTTGTACTGAGGCGGATGGTTTAAAGGAAAACTGCGGTAAGGCAGGTATATACATTAAAAACAGAACCGATGTTAAGGAATGGGTCAGAAGAATTACTGAACTTGATGAAGAAAAAGCCTATCAAGGAGCATCAAGAAAAGCAAAAGCAAGGTCAAGAGAACACGATCCGAGAGAAGCACTCAATCACTTTAGCACTTGGTTCAAAGAAAAAGTACAACAATGGTATACATAAATAGCGTAGTTATTCAAGCCGATGCCGTTGCAGAGCCTGTGAGCAGGACTGATGCAAAGAATTGGATGCGAATTGACTACACCACCGATGATACTTTAATTGACAACCTAATCTCCGCTGCGAGGCAGCACTTAGAGAAATTAACAGGAAGGTCATTTGCGAATAAGCTAATTCAAGCCAATGTTGAATGCACTGGCAATAATCCACGTGTATGGATAATTGATTTACCATATTCTCCTTTAGTCTGCGTTAATAGTGTGACGATGAAAGAAGGGATAAATGACAATGAGGCTTTGACTGCGAATGATGACTATGAGGTGATAGGTGGTAAATTGTGGTTGTATATCCCAGGCACCTACACTGTTACTTACCAAGCAGGATACGGGACACTTCCAAATGATTTAAGGAATGATATACTTACTCTTGTTGCTTGGATGTATGAAAACAGAGGCAAGAAGATGAATGCTGATCCAAGGCAATCTATTTCGCAATATCCTTCATGGGAAGGTTTGAATTATCACCAATATAGGCAAGTAGTTATATAATGGCTAAAGGATTTAACATACAGGTAAATGACAGAGCAATTAACAATATAGTTAAAAAGTATAAAACACTTGTTAATGATGCTGCCGTTGAAATTGATATGGAATTAGCTGCTCATGGTGAGGATATGGCAAGGAGTGCAAAGAATCTTGCACCAGTTGACACAGGAAGATTGAGGGCATCAATAAGTCTGAAGAAAGACCAATTTATGAGTTATCAGCTTGTTGCACAAACGAAATACGCTGCTTATCATGAGTTCGGTACAGGTACATTGTATGAGGCTCCTGAGTATTCTGAATGGCAAGATTTAGCATCAAAGTTCAAAGGAAAAGGTATCAGACCTGTGAACATCCCTGCAAGACCATTCATGCGCCCAAGTATTTTGGCTTACTGGCCTAAATTCAAAACAAGAGTTATTGAGGTGCTAAAAATGTATAAATGAAAGACGCATCAAATAACATACGTGTAATATATGTAAACGCCTTAAATGCTAACTTGTCCTACAATGGGCAAGATGTTCCTGTTTATGGACAGACACCATTTCGGACTACTCCGAAAAACTATGTAGTAATTTCATCCATCACCGAATCAGCAAATAATAATAATCAGTATTTCGGAAACTTTGTAGATGTTGTAATTGATATATTCAGTGAACAATACAGAGTTTATGATAACGGAGTAGTGGATAATATATCATCACAAATATTAAACATATTAATTCCAGATACTGCGGTGGATGGGTTTAGTGATTCTGATTTCGTTGTATATCCAACGGCAAGGACATCGTCAACATATTTACCTCTACAAGACGGAGATAATTTTGTAGCGAGAAAGATAATAACAATTAGTAATTTAGTAAATCAAAAATAGAATACAATGCCACAAATTTTAGGATCAGTACAAAACATCGAAATAGATGTAACAGGCGCATCATCATACAAGAATCTTGTATGTCTTCGCACAAGTTCAGTTAACACAACAATGGATGCCACAGTTGAGCAAACTAATTGCGGAGTTCTTACTTCACCTTCAGAACCTCAGATGACCGTTGATTTTGATGCCATCTGCGAGGCTACTCCAACTATTTCTCAAGTATCTTATGAAGACCTTTTAGCTGCAACTGTTAATAAAACACTTGTTACCGTAAGGGTTCAGAATCCAACTATTACAGGTTCTTCAGTAGGTACAGTTTATTACCATCAATTCGCAGGTTATATAACTGATTTGACATTGAATCAGTCTACCACCGAATTCATCAACTTCAGCGGAACTATTCAATCTTCGGGAACTCTTGACGTAACACCATAATATGAACTACTGCACTATAACTATAAACGGCACTAAGACTGGTATTAAATTCGGCATGGCATCATTTAGGTACTTAGGTGATGGAAAACTTGTTGAAGGCAAGACTCACAAAGGTGATGAACTTAATGAAATCGGGATTGCTCATATTCTTTATTCTGGCTATTGGAATAACTGCATTGTAAAGGATGTAGAGCCTGAACTAACTTTCTCTGATTTCGTGGACTATATCGAATCCAATTTGCGTAATGAAGAGGCAATGATTGAAATAAAGAACGCATTGGAGATATGGACTAAAAATGAGTTCATCAAGCAAGTAAATGAGCCTGAAGCAAAAAAAAAGACTTCACCTTCGAAGAAATTGAAGCCTACGCCTTCGGTGAAATGATGCTGCTGCCCAATGAGTTTTATAAGATGTCACCACGGCATTTTTCATTAATGCTCAAAGGTCATCAGGAGAAGAAGGTTGATGCTTACCGACAGACGAGGTTATTAATGTTTACAATGGTTCGTCTGCATGGTGATCCGAAATCTTCACCTAAATCACCTGAAGCATTGTGGGAATTGCCTGGGGATGAGGTCAAAGGAATGTCCGATGAAGATTATAGAGAAATATTTAAAAGATTGGTTAAATGAATGAAGACTTTATATTTCGGCTTGGTGCGGATGTCTCATCATTTACCAAGTCTATAACCGAGGTTGAGAAGGAACTTGACTCAGCACGTAAAGCCATAAAAGGTGCTTTAGGTGATGACCTTGTAAAAGGGAATCAATATATTAAAGACCTTGAACAATCTCTTAAAAATCTTCGTTCGGTCGGAATACCTGATTTAAAACCTGGGTTAAAAGACATCCCTCCTGCTGCTCAGAAAGCACAAAACACCCTTACGGGGTTGTCAGGTGTTGTTAGGGATTTACCTTTCGGTTTTGTTGCGATTCAGAATAACTTACCAATTCTTATTGACCAATTCTCTGCTTTAAGTAAAACAAGTGGCGGAGTAGGTGGTGCGTTGAAGGGATTAGGTAGTGCGTTGGTAGGCCCTGCGGGCGCAGCCTTTGCCTTTGGTGCGGTTGTTTCCGTAATTACTGGTTTAGTACAAAAGTATGGTAGCCTTTCTTCTGCTATTAGTGAAGTACTTGTATTACAGAAATCTCAAAAGGATTTAACAAATGAGTTAAATACCTCTATTGGTAAAACTGTTGGAGAGGCACAAGCAGAGATAAATACTCTGAATAACCTCACTAACATACTTACTAATACTAATAGTACACTAAATCAGCGGAATGGTGCTTATGAGGAACTGAATCAAAAGTACCCAGGTTTATTATCCAATCTAAGTAAAGAAGAGATTGCATCTGGTAAGGTTAATTCAGTAATTGCGGGTCGTATAGCCTTATTTGCAAAGGAGATTGAATTAAATGGTAAGAGGAAGGCACTTGAAGGATTAATCGCAAAGGAGGCTGAAAAGTCTTTTACATCATTAAATAAGTTAGCAAATGCCTCATTTCTTGATGCTTTAGTACTTGAATTGGAAGGTGTTTTATTAGGTTTCAATGCAGGAACGGCAGGTTTACAAGTATTTGCTCAACAAACTCAGAATGGGGCGAAGGCAACACAATTCTTTGAAGGTGTTTTAAAAGGGGTTCAAGGCGAGTTATCAGAAACTGAAGGAGCAATAAAGACACTTACTGATGCTGAGAAGAAAAGAAAAGAGGAAGAAAAGAAAGCAGCAGAAGAAGCAGCAAAGAGAGCAGCAAAGGCTAAGGCTGAAAAAGATAAGCAAATAGCAAAACAAAATGCTTTAAACGCTGCAATAGAAAGAGAGACTGAGGCAGCAATGAAAGCAAACGTTGAGGCTAATAAAAGAGCAGCAGCGACCAAAGCTGAACAACTTGAATCACAAGCATTAAAGAACAGGACTGAGCAATTAAAAAGGGTTGCAATAGCAGAGAAAGAGGCATTGACTGCCTTTCAGCAAAGGCAACAAGCTGAAATGACTTTCGGCTTAGAAACAATGCCTGTACTGCCAGGGTTTAAAGACCTTGCTCCGAAATTAGTAAAGGATATCAATACACAAGCAGGACTTGATTTATTAGAAAATACATTCTTTAATCCTGTACAAACTTTATTCTCTGATTTGATTTCAGGTGCAGACAACGCATTCAAGGCTTTTGCTAAAGCCGTTTTGAGTGCAATTAATCAGATTGTAGCTAAGATTATTGCAACGGGTATAATTAAATTACTATCAATGATAGCCTCACCAGGAGGCTTTGGTGGTGCAGGAGGCTTTGCAGGACTATTGAAAGGTATTGGTTCAGCATTAGGTTTCTCTATCGGTAAAGTAGCCAATCCAAATTTCGGAGGTGTAATGGGTGGGGGAATGGCTATGAGTGGAGCGGTTAATGTAGTTTTAAGAGGGCAAGACTTAGTTGGATCACTTAATAGAACAAACGCACAAATAAATAGAGTTGGCTAAAGCACTAAAATATCAAATGGCATTCAAGACAGTTGACAATAAAGATGTCACTGTTGACTTTAGAGTTGAAGGTGCAACGGGTGCTGTGGTTGAATTACAAGCAGGTGTGAGACCTGTTATATTCCGTGAGTATAATACTGATGAGGATATATTCAAGCCAATCAGAGCGTTCCTATGTGAGATACAGATAATGACCAATGTCAATGGTGTAACCCTTGACACTTTCATTGCAAATAATGATACTGATATACAAGTAATTGTACATTACAATGGTTACTATGGTTTATCAACTTGGTATGGGTATATTTTACAAGATGACATTGAAGAGGTATGGGATGATGGTAATCACTACCTTTTGGTTCGTGCTGCGGAGGGTTTTGGGTTACTAAAAACAATTCCTTTTGCCGTAGCAGGAGCAGAGCCTGTTGGGAAATACACACCATTACAATTCATTGAAAATGCTTTATCAACAATGTATCCTGCGGGTGTTACGGCTGATTATTTTGTGCTTAATAATCTGTTTCATGATAGTATGTTGGACACTGGCGGTAGGCATCCTCTTAATCAATGCTATCTTGATGCTAAGACGTTCCAACAAGAAGGAACGGAATATGATGATTGCTACACAGTTATAGAAAAAATATGTGCTGCATTTGGTCAATCTATATTTTTTGATGGGCAAATGTGGTTATTTAGACCAGAAGAATTATATACTTCATATAATAATAATCTTAGGGTTGCAAATGCCACATCTGTGAATCAATTTGAGATACTTACACGATATGACATTGAAATAGGTGTAGGAAGGGAAATGCAGCCGATAATGCCAGAGATGCTACGAAGCCTAAATCGAGCAACAAAGTTTGATGAGGTTGATTTCTACTATAATGTATTTGATGAGGTTTTAATAAACGAAACATTCGAAAGAGGTACATTAACTTCATCAGGAGCGACATTTAAAGAGTTTAGCGTTAATTCTTGGACTTATGGCTTTGGTTCAATATCAAACACAACGCCACCATCATCAGGGGTTTTAAGGGCGAGAGAAGACTACGCAGTTGCATTGACAGGTCAATTGATTGACAGATATATTTATTTTCCGATTCAAAGTTTAGGGGTTGGTGACACATTCCATTGGATTAGGTCACAAAGTATAAATGTAAAACAAGGTGGCAGTATTAATTTCACCGTTGACTTTAGATTCCAAAATACCCATCAAGTTGGTAACGCAGTTGGTTTTGTAGTTATACAATCTGGTTTAACATATTATTCCCTCAATGAAAATGGCACATGGGCATCATCTGCCTCATTAGGGGGAAGTACTGCAATTATTGTTGATCTTACAACTACAAGTGGCGTTACCTCAACAGAGTGGAACACAATACAAGTTGAATCCTTACCAATCCCTGCTGATGGTACTTTGACAGTTTATTTGTCAGCGACTACATCGGGAGCGAGTGCCAATAATGCATATTTAAAGAACTTTGATTTTAAAGTGGTATCAGCTTTTGAATCTGAAACCGACTTGAGAAGGATTAAGGGTGAAAATAGTCTTTATACCAAGTCACTCACGATAAATAACTCATATAAACAAGAAATATATCTCGATGACCATTTTTCACCATCATTTAAGGGGGCAATATTTGAATCAGACCAAACAACACTCACCGATGCAGATTGGTACAGATATAGGTTCTTAGGGGAAGCATACGGATTTCGTAGGCAGAATGCCACGGCAAGGTGGGAGCATAACCGATTCAATCGTAATAAGATTGATGTGAATATGTACGGCATTTCATGGGATACGGGCAGCGGGTTTGAACTCATGAACTTTAAGAATACTTATCGGTTCATGGATGATGATGTGAACAAGGTTTATTACCCTGCAAATATTAATGAGATTGACCTTGTCAACAATACTTGGTCAGGTACTCTTGTTGAGGTTTGGGATCAGACCAAAGACCTACCAACTACGCAAACATTTGAGGCTGATTTCACACTTGGAACATATACGACTGCAACACTTACTGCTCCTTTAACTTTGTTAACTTCTGGAGGATTCAGCATTCAGACAAGTAACACGGCAAGGTATGATGCGTTGACAACAATAACATCACCCGTAACGGTTGGTATTTTTGGGAATGTTTCATGCAGTACTTATCCTAAAAACGTTACCTTTGAACTGCGGAAAAGTGGTACTGCAATACGGACTATAACTTATCCTGTTTACGTGGCAAATCAGCCATTTACTTTTGACTTATCCGTAGGAACGCAGACAATAGCAACAAATAACACTTTCACTGTTGTGATAATTGGTCATTCATCTGTGACAATAGGAGGAGGAGATATGAAGATTAACACACCAGGAACGGCATATACTTTCGACACATATACAGATAATTATTTATATCAATAATGGCAGATCCCGTAAAAGCAGAAGGTTTAGTCATAGCGTACACAGTGGGTGCTAATATATACCCGTTAGCCTGTGCGAAAGACGCATCAATGACCATCTCAAGGGATATGCTCGAACTTGCTCCTAAATCAAATAACACACATCGTCAATTCATACCTGGTAAAAGAGCATCAACAATAACTGGCTCAGGACTTGTAAAGATTGTGGGTACTACGCAACATGGGATAGATTTCTTTGAGGATTTGTTAACGACTGTTGACACGAAATATACTGCCTATCTTGACATTATTGACCCTCAGAATAATTACAGAGTTTATCAGTTCCAATGCTATGTTACTGAGGTTTCTTATGATTCCACGGTCAATAATTTTGCTCAGTATAACTATGCATTGCAGGTAACGGGTGGGTTTACGGAGTTAACTGTGGTTGATACATATACTGTTGCATCTGGAACGATAACGGGGCGTTCAACAACTACACACAAACTTGTAGCGGTTGGCTATGTTGGGAAATGGTATTACAACTACACTGTGAGCGCAGGGCCAGTAATAACCCTTGGGACTGCTTTAAATGGTACTTCAGTCGTTGCAGCTTATATAACATTATAATATGTCAGAACATAATTTAAAAACAATTCGAAAGGGTGACACGTGGAGCATGGATTTGTCATTTTATGAAGAACCCTGCGAAACAAAGCCTATCAACGTGAGTACATGGACTTTTAAACTCATGGCTAAGAACGCAGCAGGAGTTACTCAATGGACTTGGAACAATGC